GGGGCGGCTTTTTTACTTAAAGATACCGTCGCAACACATCCGCCAGTTGATCCTTGTACTGCTGGAGGTCATAGATATCTGTAAGAGTATATTTGGTTTCCTTTTTATTTTCATCTGGGATAATAAGTGTTTTGACACTATCCGTCAAACGCAGTCGGCAGATCCACTTACGGGTATTGGCTTTATAAAGAATGTTGATATACGACTCTGTATCCTTGTATGTAATGTCGTGCAGATCAGCAATGTCACTCAGCAGATTTTTGACGATAAAATAGGCTTCAAGCTCTTCCTCGGTGGTGACAATGTTAGGAGCTCGCTTTTCAGCATCCACTGTGTCGTTGGAGGAAGTATCCTCAGCTTGGACCTCTGCGGGCTTTACCTCCTGCACGGAAACGCTACCGCCAGAGCCGCCCAAAGCGGTTTTAATCTTGTCGTTCATGGTTTCGCTGATGTAGTCATTGAGGGCCTTGCGCAACACAGGCCGGAACTTCTCCAGAACGTTTTGCGTCTTTTGCCCGGAGTAGCAACCCTGCAGGAAAAAGCGAATAAAATCATCTGAAGGTTCGTTTAACTGCTGGGTAAAGACATCCTTGAACTCGTGGACATATTTCAATTCCGAGGCTGTGCTGAAGATGGAGTCGATATCAAACTCAGACTTGCAAAATTTCTTCAATTCAGGGACTTGGTTATCCCGGATATCCAGGATGTTAATAGTAAGGAAGGGATCCTCGTCCATTTTGTTGGCATTGTCCAGGTCCGTATAGAAGCGATAGTACTGGCCGTTTGTCAGGATTGCAAACTTGGCAGAGGTAGTTCCAAAGTACCGGAACAACTGAGAGTCATGACGATCAAGATTTTCATTAATCGATTTGCCCTCCACCAATATAACCGGCTTATCATCTTTTACGATAGCGTAGTCAACCTTTTCCCCTTTTTTAATTCCTACATCTGCGGTGAACTCTGGAACGAACTCTTGAGGGTTGAATACATCATAGCCCAACATTGAGAAAAAAGGCATGATTAGAGCGGTCTTTGTGGCTTCTTCAGTCTGAATTGTGCCTTTAAGGGATTCGACACGTTTTGCAAATTGCTTCAACTGGTCAATAAAATCCATAACACACACTCCTATTTCTCTATATGCCGTGTCCGATTCAGACACGTTTTTTACAGCTGCCCACGAGGGGTGTTTTTTGATTAGTATCCGTTTTGTTGGGCCCCATACACGGCCTGATCGTGGGTGAAGCCCTCATATTCCAACTGATCGATGAGGCTATCCCGGGAGAATGAGGTGTAATCCAGGTAATTTTTCGCACATTTGGCAGCTTGCTCATTCCAGTCTGCGCCGCAGTTATCAGCACCATATTTTGCCTGCTCGGCGGTGAATTCCTCATATTCGAGCTGGTCAATTAGGCCGGTATAGGAAAAAGCAGTGTAGTCTAGGTAATTTTTAGCGCATTCCAATGCTTGTTCGTTCCAGTCGGCCCCGCAGTTATCAACCGCATAGACGGCTTCTTCGTGGGTAAAGCCCTCATATTCCAGTTGCCCGATCAGGCCGTTATAAGAAAATGCGGTATAGTTTAAGTATGCAGCGGCGCTTGCCAAAGCATTCTTTTGCCCTGTAGTCAGGTTGGCAGTAGCATCCGGTTCTTGGGTGGTTTCCCCGCTGGAGACAGAAGACTCCGGATCTGCTTCATTTGGGCTTTCAGTTTCGTCTTGCTCTGAAGATTGCTGCTGGTCAGTTTCTGCAGAAACCATGTCACCCTCTGAAGAATCACTACTCGAACCATTACAGGCATTGCCTAAGATAGCCAACAGCAAAATAATCAGAATAATGTGCCACCAACGTATTTTCTTTTTACGCTTAGGAGCCTCTGCGTTCCCAGGCGCAGGAGTTCCGCAATTCGGACAGAAATTTCCCTGATAATCCTGTCCACATTTGTTGCACTTCATTTTNAATCGGACACGCTTTTATTTTATCCGCACGCTGGCGGGGAATCACATGTATAGGTCCGCTGCCAGATTGCCGTGAGTGTACCAGCAGACAGCCTTGCGCATAAAGGGAACTGTCACTCCGAAATGCTCTGCCAAGGATGCAAGATCCGTATGTCCATCAGCCACGGCCTGATCCAGGGCATCCTCCGGCACCAGCTGCCGGATCGCCCACTTGTCCGCCCGGTTCTCGTGCTTTTGGCGGATGTCCAAGGCGGCGTGCCGGTTATAAAAGCTGCCGGTTTTGCAGTGGCCCAGCTCATGGGCCAGGCACACCGTTTCCTGCTCCAGCTTGTCCAGCTTCCATGGGTTGATAGCAATGGCATAGGAACCGTCCGGCAGGGGAATGGACAGGGAAGTGGCCCGTTCCATGGGGATCCAGTCCACGTCGATGCTCTGCTCTTCCGCATACTCGTACAGATCCAGAAGCGTCATCATTGCCGTTGCTTCCTCCGCTGCTCCAGCTTGTAGCGCATGTAGTCCTGGGCATCTGCCCAGAGAGCATCCATTTCCTCTTTGGTGAAATCTCCTGCACCTTCGAAAAATGCCGCCTTGATATCGTCATCGCTGATGGTGTCCGATTCGGACACCGTATTTTTTTTATCAATGAGGCTTTCGACTGTGACCCCAAAGTAGGATGCAATTTTTTGCAAGTTGGCGTCAGTTGGGGTCCTACCCTTTTTCCAACTTGTAACAGCGGACTTTTTTAACCCTATTTCTTCTGCAACGAAAGAAGGTGCTTTTCCAGCCTGATTACAAAGTTTGATGTAGTTGTCATAAAACACAGGGATCACCCCTCTAATGTAGTAAAAGTATATAAAGTTAAAAAAGTAAAATAAATTATATTGACAGTTAAAAAAGTACGATTTATAGTTATAACCACAAGCTAAACAATTTCAAACTAAGCCGCAGGGCCGAAAGGAATTAAATGATATGGAAGTCATCATCAAAGGTACCGGAGATGAACTTGCAGTCTTTATTAGGACGTTACAAGGCATGGAAAATGCACTGTACGACTTCAAAAATGGGGTGAAGATTACTTTATCACACGACAATGCCGACAGTGGAGGTGGAGGGTAATACATCAGAAGAACGCCAACAATTCGCAAAAGGATCAACAAATTTCTGAATTTTGTCCAATGTATTTTCAAATATAGGAAATTCGTTCCCGTTTGTTTTTATGGTCAAAACAGGAATAGGGGCATTCCGCTTTGCGAAGAGAACCATGACATTATTCTGGGTAATTTCATCATCAGACCCTAGATATTTCATTCTGGCTAACAATTCATCATAGGTCATATGGACATTTATCCCAGCAGGTGGATCCAACTGCGGATCGTTGAAAAAGATTCCGTCTGGTGAAGTGGATGCAACTAATGCAAAGTGTCCTGCGGTTTCTGGCAGGTTCGCATGATAGGAAATAAACAATTCAATCCCGGATTCCAAACAAAACGGAATAAACGTCCTGGGGTCTTTCGCAGATACCACGGAACAATTTAGACCATTTTGAAGAGCGTACTGAATCATCAAATGGTTCCTGCATGAAGGAAAACCAGATGGAAGAGTTTGGGATATTTTATTAGTTATATCTGACACCTTGCCACGCATCCCATAATGTTTGAAAAGCATCGCCATGCATGCAGCACCGCAGTTTCGTTTTTTATCTGACTGTCTAAAGTGTGGTAATACACGTAAAGAATCCACCATGTTAAAATTCCTAATTTTAGTTTGTAACTATATTATCACACCCAAACAGACGTTTCAAGTATCCGGGGAAGGAGGAAGGATATGGAAATTAAAAAAATTCGGGAATCCAGGGGAATGCTGCAGTATGAACTGGCGAACCGTATGGGCGTCAAGCAGGCGTCGGTCTCTGCCTGGGAATCCGGGAAAGCAATGCCCAGCGCGGAGAATCTGCTGAAACTGGCGGACATTCTGGACTGCACTGTGGATGCCCTCCTGGGCCGGGCACCCGCCAGCGCATAAAGCAAGAAAGGAGAATTTTATGTTGACCATTTGTGATTTGGAAGCCATGACCCAGGAGACGATCAGTCCCTGTGTGGTGTCAGAAATCATCGGCTGCAATCCGCAGTTTCTGCGTATTCAGGCCCGGCAGGCCCCGCAGGAACTGGGCTTTCCGGTGATCGTAATGGGGACCCGGGTACGGATCCCGCGGCGTGCGTTCCTCGCGTTCATGCGGGGGGAACTGCAAAATAAACGTAACACGGAGGGGGCTGAATGACCATGCCGGGAAATGGCTCGGAGATCTATCGGACCTGCCGGGAGCAGGCCGGGTTGACCCAGGAGCAGGCGGCGGAGGGCCTCAACTGCTCTGTGCGCCAGTTGGCCCGATACGAGGCTGGGGAGGCCCCGGTACCGGACGACATCGCCTATCAGATGGTGGTGCTTTACGACAGCCAGTTGCTGGAAGTGCAGCACTTACGGTTGGTGAGCCAGGTGGCTGCCGATTTGCTGCCGCCGATCGTGGAGGTAAATTTGTCGATGGCCTCACTGGTGCTTATCAATCGAGCTACTGAGCTGGCGGATAATTACCGGCGCATGATGCAAATTGCGGAAGATGATCGAATTGATGATCAGGAGCGTCCGGATTATCAGATCATCCAAAAAAACGTTCGAGCAGTCATTGCAGCCAGTTTTTGCTATCTGTACGCAAACATAAAAAAAGAACGCCCCGAGGCGGCCACCTCGAAGCGTTCGGTTCAGGGACTTGCGTCCGAGAACAACAGCAAAGCTATGATAACATGTTTTGCTCGGAAATGCAAGCCCCGCACTGTCAGGGAGGGGGTGACCTTCCGATGACAGGCTGGGAGCTGTTTTTTACGGTGCTGGGCGTCTGCACAGCCACCAAGGGCGTTTTCCGAGTAATTGATTTGATTGAGGGGAGATGAGGGCATGGAGCAGACGAAGACTGAGCAGGTCCTGATGCAGTTGGACAAGCGGCTGGATTATTGGATCTCCGAGAAAGACTGGAATATGGCCCGGTATTTTATGGGACAGATTGTGGGTGCCCTGACTCTGGCACAGAAACTGGATATCATTGACGATCAAGAACACGACCAGAGATTTCATGCTCTCCTGGATAAGTTCTATGACGCGTTTTTGAGAGGGCGGTGAGGCAGCATGCGGCGAAATCCGAAAAAAGGCGGGCAATTCGCCATCATCTGGGTGGATCTCCTGTATGAGGATTCCGTGCCGGCTACGGCCAAGATCCTGTTTGGGGAGATCTACCGGCTCTCCGGCCCGGACGGCTGGTGCGATGCCAGCAATCAGGACTTCATGGATCTCCTGGGATGCAGCGAGACAACGGTCCGGAATCTGCTCAAGGCCCTAGAGGATGTGGGGCAGATCCGGGTGGAGACCAGACCCCGGCGGGGCGGCTCCGGTGGAACGGAACGCTACATATTCTGTGGCCGAAAACTGGCCCCTCCGGGTACCTCCGGGGTACCCG